CTATGGGGGCGGACAGGCGGCGAAGCCGCCAGGTGGGGGCAAGTGAGTGAGCTGCTCACGTATCGCGAGGACCGCGCTGTCGACCGAATCCAGCACCCAGCTCGCTGGAATCCGCAGCGTCATGATCCCTTGCCGCGCCAACCATCGGTCCCGCGCGGCGTCCTTCTCCGAACGGTCTTCGGTGTAGTGTTCCGCGCCATCGACTTCCACCGCCAACCGGTGCGCCGGACAGAAGAAGTCCAGCACATAGGGCCCAATCGGGTGCTGCCGACGGAACTTCAAACCGTCCAGCTGCCCACGCCGGATGGCGTTCCATAGCTTCAGCTCCGGCAGGGTCATCTCTTTGCGCAGCCGCCTGGCGTTGACGACCGTCGGTCGTGGCGCGGTCATGTGGCTCACCCCCTTGCCCCCACCTGACGGCTGCGCCGTCTGTCCGCCCCCCATAGGGGGCGGAGGATGGCGCGCCGCCGGTCCAGGCAACCCTAACATGTTCCCTTTTTGTTCTCAACCTCCGCGAGGCGTCCGACATGCCCCTGTTCAAACCCCGCCGTCCGCCCCCCATGGCGCCGGAGGCCAAGGACTCCCGGGCCGCGCGCCTGATCGCCCTGACCACGGCGGGCCGTCCGCGCTGGACGCCGCGCGACTACGCGGCCCTGGCGTCCGAGGGCTTCGGCAAGAACCCGATCGCCTATCGCTGCGTGCGGATGATCGCCGAGGCCGCCGCCGCCGTGCCGCTCACGGTCTTCGTCGGCGGCCGGCGGGCCGACGACCATCCGCTGCGCAAGCTGCTCCAGGCCCCCAATCCCGAGCAAGGCGGGGCCGACCTGATGGAAGCGTTCTTCGGGCACCTGCAGGTGGCGGGAAACGGCTATCTGGAGGCTTCGGGCGACGACGCCCCGACCGAGCTCTACGCCCTGCGGCCCGACCGGATGACCGTGGTGCCCGGTCCGCGCGGCTGGCCCCTGGCCTACGACTACCAGGCCGCCGGCCGCACCGCCCGGATCGGCCGCGACGGGTCCGGCTGGCTGCCGGTGCTGCACCTGCGGCTGTTCAACCCGACCGACGATCATTACGGCTTCTCGCCGCTCGAGGCGGCGGCCTTCGCGATCGACGTGCACAACGCCTCGGGGGCCTGGAACAAGGCCCTGCTCGACAATTCGGCCCGGCCGTCCGGGGCCCTGGTCTACGCCAATCGTGAAGCGGGCGACCGGCTGTCGGCGGAGCAGTTCGAGCGGCTGAAGGCCGAGCTGTCCGACGCCCACGCCGGCACGGCCAACGCCGGACGGCCGCTGCTGCTGGAGGGCGGGCTGGACTGGCGGCCGATGTCGCTGAGCCCGGCCGACATGGACTTCATCGCCGGCAAGTCCGCCGCCGCCCGCGAGATCGCCCTGGCCTTCGGCGTCCCGCCCCAGCTGCTGGGCGTGCCGGGCGACGCGACCTACGCCAACTACCGCGAGGCCAACGGGGCGTTCTGGCGCCACACCGTCGTGCCCCTGGCCGAGCGGGCGGCGCGGGCCCTGTCGGTGTGGCTGGAGCCCAAGTTCCCCGGCGCCCGCATCGCCTGCGACCTGGACGCCGTGCCGGCGCTTTCCGCCGAGCGCGACGCGCTGTGGGCGCGGCTGGAGGGGGCGAGCTTCCTGACCGACGCCGAGCGGCGGCGGTTGGCGGGGCTGGAGGGGTAGCTCACCCCCTTGCCCCCACCTGACCGCTACGCGGTCTGTCCGCCCCCATAGGGGGCGGAGGACGCCCCCAGCCGCCGCACGGCGTCCTCTTCCCCTCTGGGGGAAGACGGCCGCGAAGCGGCCCGTAGGGGGCAAGTGTTCACCGCCCGGGAGACACTCATGACATCAACCCGCTGGCGGCTCGACCGCCAGGTCTCCGTCGGCCTGCTGGTCGCCGTGGCCCTGCAGGCCGCGACCGCTCTGCTGTGGGCAGGCCGGGCCAGCGCCCGCATCGACGACCTGCGCCAGCGTCTCGACGCCCAGGCTCCGGTCGCCGAGCGCCTGGCCCGCCTGGAGGCCCAGGCCGACGCCACCCGCGCCTCGCTGGCCCGGATCGAGAGCAAGCTGGACGCGCAGTAGCGCACGGACTTGCCCCCACCTGACGGCTGCGCCGTCTGTCCGCCCCCATAGGGGGCGGAGGACGCTCCAGCCGCCGCACGGCGCCCTCTTCCCCCTGTGGGGGAAGACGACCGCGAAGCGGTCCGTAGGGGGCAAGTGTTCACCGCACAGGAGCCCTCATGAAAGACCTTCCTGTCGACGGCCACGCCTCGCTCTTCTGGACCCGCGACCTCAACGACGACGTCGCCGCCGCCGGCGCCTTCGCCGCCAGCCTGGCCCGCACCGGTCCGGGCGGGGTGAAGATGCTGCACCAGCACGACGACGCCGAGCCCGTCGGCGTCTGGGACGAGATGGCCGAGGACGCGGCGGGCCTGTTCGTCCGTGGACGGATATTGCGAACCACGCCACGCGGCCGCCTCGTCGCCGCCCTGGTCGAGGCCGGGGCGCTGGACGGCCTGTCCATCGGCTTCCGCGCCGTGAAGGCCCGCCCCGACGACACCGGGCGCCTGCGCGTGCTGACCGCGGTCGAGCTGTGGGAGGTGTCGATCGTGACGTTCCCGATGCTGCCGGGCGCGCGGCTCAAGCGCGTCGACGGCTGATCACCAAGTCCCTCCCCCCGTGGGGGAGGCGGCCCGGAGGGCCGGTGGGGGGAGCGGACCCACCTCGGCCAACTCCCCCCAACCGTCGCCCTTCGGGCGACACCTCCCCCACGGGGGGAGGGCCTTTCCTGACGACTTCCCAAAAACCGGAGATTCCCATGAAGGAAACCAAACAGGCCGCGGCCTCGCCGGAGGCCCGCGCCGCGCTGCACGAAGTGCTGGCGGCGTTCGAAGGCTTCAAGGCCGCCAACGATCAGCGCCTGGCGGCGCTGGAGACCAAGCGCGCCGACGTGCTGCTGGAGGAGAAGGTCGCGCGCATCGACGACGCGGTCGCCAACGCCCAGGCGCGGCTGGACCGCGTGCTGGCCGACGCGCGTCGGCCCACGATCGGCGGGGAAGGCCGGCTGGTCGTTCCCGACGAGCGCAAGGCCGCCTTCGACCGCTACATCAAGACCGGCGAGACCCCCGCGCTTCTGCTCGAAGCCAAGGGCCTGTCCGAGGGCGTGGCCACGGCCGGCGGCTATGTGGCCCCGGCCGAGCTGGAGCGGCAGATCCTGCGCCGCCTGGCGGCGTCCTCGCCCATGCGCGACATCTGCCAGGTGCGCACCATCGGCGCGGGCACGTTCCGCAAGCCGGTCTCGACCGCCGGCCTGGCCGCCAGCTGGGTGGCCGAGACCGCCTCGCGTCCGGAGACCACGGCGCCGACCCTGGACGTGATCGACTTCCCGGCCGGCGAGCTCTACGCCAGCCCGGCCGCCACCCAGGCCCTGCTCGACGACGCCTATGTCGACATCGACGAGTGGCTGGCCGAGGAGGTGCAGGACGCCTTCGCCGCCCAGGAGACGGCGGCCTTCGTCGCCGGCGACGGGGTCAACAAGCCCAAGGGCCTGCTGGCCTATACGGCGGCCGCCGACGCCTCGGCGACCTGGGGCCAGGTCGGCTACCTGGCCACCGGCGTGGCCGGCGCCTGGCCGGCCTCGAACCCGACCGACAAGCTGATCGACCTGATCTACGCGGCCAAGACCCAGTACCGCCAGAACGGCCGCTTCGTGATGAACCGCCGCACGGTCAGCGCGGTGCGCAAGTTCAAGGACGCCCAGGGCAACTACATCTGGAACGCGGCCCTGCAGCCGGGCCAGTCGGCCAGCCTGCTGGGCTATCCGGTGACCGAGATCGAGGCCATGCCCGACGTCGCGGCCAACGCCATGGCCATCGCGTTCGGCGATTTCGAGAAAGGCTATCTGATCGTCGACCGCGCCGGGGTGCGAGTGCTGCGCGACCCCTATTCGGCCAAGCCCCACGTGCTGTTCTACACCACCAAGCGGGTCGGCGGCGGGGTGCAGAACTTCGACGCGATCAAGCTGCTGAAGTTCGCGGTGTCGTAGCCGCGGCGACGCCCTAAAACTCCCCCCTCCGTCGGCTTCGCCGACACCTCCCCCACAGGGGGAGGACCTCGCGATCAGTTCCTCCCCCTGTGGGGGAGGCGGTCCGAAGGACCGGAGGGGGGAGTCTCTTCCTTCCTTTCAGGACCCCCCACATGCCCCTCTCCACCACCCTGGCCGAGGCCAAGGGTTTCCTGCGCGTGGCCGACGCCGCCGAGGACGCCCTGGTGACTCTGCTGATCGACGCGGCCGAGGCGCGGGTCGCCGCCGCCGCCGGCCTGGCGCTCACCCAGGCCAGCCCCGCGCCGCTGCGGCTGGCGGTGCTGGTCCTGGTCGCCCACGCCTACGAGCATCGCGACGGCTCCGAACCGCCGCCCGGCCTGGTCGAGGCCTGGCTGGCTCCGTACCGCGAGGCCCGGCTGTGAGCGGGGCCGACGCGGCCGTCGCCGCCGCCCTGGTCGAGGCCCTGAAGGCCGCGCCCGCCGTCTCCGCCCTGGTCGCCGCCCGCGTCCACGCCGACGCCCCGCGCCATCCGGTCTATCCGTGCGTCAGCCTGGGCCGCCAGGAGAGCCGGCCGTTCGGGTCCGACGGCGACCTTGGGGCGGACGGGCTGGAGCACCTGCTGACGCTCACCTGCGCCAGCAAGTTCGGCGGGCCCGAGGAGGCCCGCGCCGTCACCGCCGCCGTCCGCGCCGCCGTGCACAACGCGGCCTTGAGCGTCGCGGGCCGTCGCCTGGTCACCCTGCGCGTCACCTATGCCGACGTCTTCCGCGCCGCCGACCGCGAGCTGTCGCTCGGGGTGCTGCGGGTGCGGGCGGTGACCGAAGCCCTCTAACGAAAGGACATCCCCATGGCCGCCCAAGCCGGCAAAGACATCCTGCTGAAGATCAGCGACGGCGCGCCGACGCCGGCGTTCACCACCGTGGCCGGCCTGCGGACCCGGACGATCAGCCTCAACGCCCAGACCATCGACGCCACCGACGGCGACAGCGCCGGCCGCTGGCGCGAGCTGCTGGCCGGATCGGGCGTGCGTTCGGTCGCCGTGTCCGGTTCCGGCGTGTTCCGCGACGCGGCCTCCGACGCGGCGGTGCGCGACAGCTTCTTCGCCCAGACCGCCCGGACCTGGCGGCTGGTGATCCCCGACTTCGTGCAGCTGGAGGGGCCGTTCCTGGTGGCGGCCCTGGAATATGCCGGCGACCACGACGGCGAGGCGGCGTTCGCCCTGTCCCTGGCCTCGGCCGGGGCGGTGACGTTCACGGCGATCTGATCTTCTCCTCCCCCGTGCAACGGGGGAGGGGGACCACGAAGTGGTGGAGGGGGCGCGGCCGTGCGCATGGCCGCGGCGGACGCCCCCTCCGTCGCGATGCGTACCCGCATCGCGCCACCTTCCCCGCGATGCGGGGGAGGAGAAGGAGCTCAACCATGCCCACTATTCCCAACCCCGCCCGAGGCGAGGTCGTCGTCCCGCTGGCCGGAACGCCCCGCCGGCTGTGCCTGACCCTGGGCGCCCTGGCCCGCATCGAGGCGGCGCTGGATCTCGACGACTGGAGCGCTCTGCCCGAGCGTTTCGGCCGGCTGTCGGCCACCGAACTGCTGGCGGTGCTCGCGGCCCTGCTGGAAGGCGGCGGCGAGGATCCCGAGGTGCTGGACACAGCCCCGGTCTCGATCCCGGAAGCCGTCGCGGCGGTGGCCGCCGCCCTCTCTGCCTGTGCTTAGGGGCGGCTTGCGCATGAAGGCTCATTGGCGCGCGGCCCTGCGCCTGGCGGCCCTGGGCCTGGGCATCCCGCCCGAGGCCTTCTGGCGGCTGCCCCTGGCCGAGTGGCGGGCTTTGACCGAGGCCCCGGCCGCGTCGGTCCTCAACCGCGCGGCGCTTGACGCCCTGATCGCCCGCTTTCCCGATGAGGAGACCCGATGAGCGACTTCCAGCACGACGGCCTCGACGCCGTCCCCGCCCGCGCGACCGAGGCCGCCGCCGCCCTGGCCGCCCTGCGCGCGCCGGCCGAGCAGGCAGCCCGGGCCATCGACGAGGCCTTCGCCAAGGCGGGGACGGGCCTGGCCCGCTCGCTGGCCCACGCGGCCGCCGACGGCAAGGTCAGCCTGGCCGAGCTGGCGCGGGCGGTGATCGACGCGGTCTCGGCGGGTTCCGGCGAAGGCGGGAGCGGCCTGGCCCAGGCCCTGGTCAACGCGGTTGGCTCGCGGTTTTCAGGCGCGAGGGCCGACGGCGGCCCGGTCGCGGCCGGCGGCGCCTATCTGGTCGGCGAGCGCGGCCCCGAACTGTTCCGCCCGGCCGGGGCCGGCGCGGTCGAGCCGCTGAGCGGCCTTGGGGCCGGCGGCGGGGTCAATGTCACGATCAACGTCCAGGGCGGCGACGCCGCGGGCCTGGCCCGCTCGGACGCCCAACTGGCCCAGGCCCTGGCGCGGGCGGTGAGCCTGGGGGCGAGGGGGCTGTGA